CCAAATGAGAGACAATGCCGTCATAATAATCAGCATTTTCAATGTAAATTGTTAGCGTATCATCATTATCAATGGAGTTAATAAGCTTAAAAAGGTGAAACATATTAACACCAATAATAATCTTCTCCTTCTTACATTCATATGATTCAAAATTCTGCGCCGCTAAATACAGATGTGCTAAGATGGTATGCGACTTGTCCATATTAATAATACGAATACCATCGGGTTGAAACGAAATATTGGTCTCCAAAAGTATATCTTTTAGAGCGGTCATTAAAGTCCTAAAAGGAGCAATTTGGACTGTTTTGATTGTTAATACATTGCCTTCGTTAGTAGTCGAATTTTTATTAGTAAAGGTTGCCATTATTTCTATAATATAAGTAATTTTGAACGCAAATCTTTAAATAGTTATGCGTTAGAATTAATATATTTTTTAAAATATTATAAAATTAAAAACTATTATTAAACATTTGCTTTTGGCACTTTGTGTTGCCCATGCCCGTATCTACGTTTAGCCAATTCAGCCATTTTGTATCCTTTGGAACCCACTTTGCACCCATCATGTAAAATGTTATAATCAACAGCACCGGCTTTTCCTGCCGTTAAAGCACTAGCTAAACGAGCATTGCCCCAAGATTGCGCTGTTTGATTAGGTCTAGACCCAGACGAAAAATATGCTCCTTCGCCCTTATTCACGATTTTCTTAAGTGCCGCCAATGAACACCCCGTCTTTTCCGAAAGCTCTTTACTAGGAACAATATTTTCTAAATTATACATTTTTCTAGCGGCTAAAATATGTTTAGACGTTTTTGTTTTAAATGACTTGACTGGTTTTCTTGTATAATAAATCCCTTTCTTATACATCTTTCTAGATTTCTGAATCATTTTTAATTGAGCAGTTTTATCCTTTCTAGATAATCTTTTAGGCAAATATCGAAGCGTTACTGAACGTTTGTTAGTTACTCTCATATTATTTACTACTATATAGAGATAATATAAAATATATAATAAAACAATCTAAATACAAATTAGTGATATAATAATTATAGAACAATACAAATGGCACAAGAAGCACTAGTACCCCCCTATAATATAGACCAAACGCAAGCTCAAACATTTAATACAATGGTAGACCTAACCGAATTATACAACAAATACAAAGATTGCCCTTATATGTTGAATCGACTACAAACATTTATAACTAATTTACCTAATTTGTTAGATGCTGAAAATAAAAAGTACGAAGAACGGGTCTCAAGAATGAATGAACTAACAATGGAGCAAGATAACTTCTTCAAAGTTTATTTGAGCAAACATCAGTATTTTTATATGCCGTATAATAACATCTATTATGTATACGATGGTAAAACATATAGTATCATAAAAGATGATGATATCCATCACCACTTGCTTTCAACAATTACCGATGAAGGCAAACTGATGGCTTGGAAACACAAAACAAAACAGACTATAATCAAGCAAATAAAGGAACGTTCACTATTTAAATCAGTGCCCGAGACATACACAATTCAGAACGTTTTAGGATTCTTACAGACTATATTTGAATCCAGAACAGAGGCTAAGTATTTCTTGACAGTTATTGGCGACTGTGTTTTGAAGAAGAATGTAAACCAACCAATGTATTTTATTAATGCGAATATTAAGAAGCTTGTTCTACTCATTGATTCCATCGCATATGTTACTACGGGTAACTCAATCATGAATAATTTTATTTCCAAGTATCACGACAGTCATAATATAACCAATTACAGACTAATTAAGACCAATGAAAATGCCATATCCTATGACCTAATAAAAGATGCTTTAAATAAAATAGGTATTGATTTGCTTTGTATTGCTGCGCATTATTCAGAGAGATATACAAATTCCGACAATTATCTTTTAACAAAGTCAGATGAACAGGTAAAACAATATGCGCAGTTTTTCTGTCAGAATACGACAGATAAAATTGTAGATAATTTTATAAAGCAGTGTATTAATATCAAACAAGGTCAATCAGAAACAAATACAGTCAATAATGTTTATACATTGTCTTGGAAGAATATGCATTATATATGGAAGCTATATTTGTCAAGCATTAATGTACCAAATATGATATATACTAACAATTTGAAAGATGTTTTAAAGACTAGATTGGTGTTTACTGAGACATTAATCGAAGATGATGTTGTAAATAAAGAACCGATATTTTTAAATGTTACTAGCAAATATTTACCTTCGGTGAGTAATTTTTTAGCCTTTTGGGAGAAGCATATTACTATTTTGAGTGGAATTCAAGAAACTGTAAATGATGATGAATATGAAATCGACGAAATTGTCTCATTATATAAGATTTCGGATTACAAAAATGTATTCATCTCAGACAAGGATATTATAAAAATGATTCATCATTATTTTTCACCGCAAGTGGAGGTTATTGATAATAAATATATTACAAACATTGCGTGTAATTTGTGGTCTAAACATGACGATATTTTGAAATTTTTGGAAAACTATAAGAATAATGTAAATAATATCAAGAAGAAGAATGACTTAATATCATTTGATGAATTGTATAAAAGTTACAAATCATTTTGTCAGGCAAAACAATTAGTAGATAATGATAAACGTTTGCTGCCAATTGTAAGCAAACAATTCTTTGAAAAATATGTTTGTCAAGAACTCAGTGAACATATAAAATATGAGAAGTTTGTTAGTTCAGAGTGGAATAACAATCAATGAATTTAAGCAAGTAAAGAACGAGCTGTAGGGTCAGTTATATCCATTGGTATTAATTGACCAACTCCACCTCTCATTTTATGACTGCGTCTATGCTTGTGTCTTTTTCCACCAGCCATACCAGCACGCAATTGGACGGCTGTGCTACTGCCTCCAAAATCAGTAATATTTGCTCCGGCAATGTTATCACCATAAGGAGCACCACCAACTAAGGCGCGAGATAAAGCATTGTCGCCACTGTCACTAAGAGGAGCGGGCATTAAATGGGCCATATATTTACCACCTCTCAAAAAAGGGTTACCACCTCTCTTGCCCTTGCTTTTACCATGCTTTCTAGAGCCAACCTTGACAAAGCCAAAGTGTCCCTTCTTTGTCTTGAAACCAGCCTTAACAAGGCGATTATCTTTTTTAGCGGAAAAGTGCTTCTTTCTAGACACAATACGTCCAGACTTATTCTTCATTAGATGAGACTTTGTAAGACCACCAGATGTCTTTTTAGCATTACCGTGCCATACTTCAGCGCGAGAACCAATGATTGAATTATAACTCATTATAAAATATAACAAGAAAAAATAATATTTCTTAATAAATATTTTAAAAACGCGCTTTTAGAATTTATTTCTTAATGGTCGAGGACTTCCTCCTGGCTGCCCTTCAATTCCTCCTAAATATGTATTATATGTTCTGGCATTAACACTTACACCTAAACCTAACCCCACATTTCCAAAGGTAGTTCGTCCTCCTAAACTGTTTGTTACTAATTGTGATATTCTTGCGCTTTGTGTTTGTACAGGGTCAGTATACCCTGTCTTAATTTTATTTACCTTTTCCTGAATACATCCAATACCTTCACAAGGCAAGCAAGTGTCATTTATAGATGTTACGTAAAATATAACTATACCAGAACCGCCATTTCCTCCAGCTCCACTAGTGCCAATTATACCATTTCCTCCAGTCCCCCCTCCTCCTCCTCCACCATAATTACTAACAGCAGATGAGCCGTCAAATCCTGGATTAATTGGATAACATTGGCCTCCATTTCCAGCATAATTATTCCCACCTGTACCACCTTTTGCCCCACCGTCTCCATTTCCACCCCCGCCCCCTGCGCCATAATTTAACAATGGTGAATTAATTTGAGCCCCATTACCACCGCTACCGCTTTCATAATATCCACCTCCACCACCAGAGCCATTAATACCATTATATCCATTCTTATGTGCCGCAGTTCCACCAATACCCCCTAAACTATTTGAGCCATTATTTCCACCTTTACCTCCTTCAAAAATGAATGAAATACCATTTATACCACCTTGACCTCCATCGGCGTTTATTATAAAACTGCCAGTATTAAAATTAGTATTTTCACCATTTGTTCCACTAGTAGAACCGTAACCAGTATCAGACAATCCGCCTTCCCCTCCATTTCCAACAGTAACTGTTACTGTTTCTTTTAAATGGGTATAAAATGTACCATTTAAAACTTGTCCTCCTCCACCTCCACCTCCGGCACCACCTCCTGCTAATGCGCCACCACCTCCGCCACCACCTCCAGAAACAGCTACATAATCTATTCCAGAAAATGTATTGAATTTAATAGTACCATTTGTATTAAATGTAATAACAAATTGTCCATTTTCATATATATATGTAAAACCAGTACCGGTAAATGGTATTTGTGTAACAGATGTTTGACAAAAAAATAATTTATTTAATACTTTCCTTAATTCTCCTTTTTTTCCAGGGCGAAAACTTAATCCAGACATTTGTATCTATATTCCTTTTATACAAAATATAAAGGTATAAAAGGAATAAAATTGAAAAATATATAAACATAATTTTAGAATGTATAATAGAATAAACAAAATGAGCAAGACTTTAAACAATAGTAATATGAATATGGAGGACAAAGACCTCTCTTTAAAATACCAGCAGAAAACAGATAAGCAGCATATATTAGATAATCCAGATACATATATTGGTTCAGTTGAGAAAGTGGAAGCAGACTTGTGGGTTTTATCACAAGCAAAAAGCGGAGCTACAGAAGTAAATGAAACAAAAGCGGATGATAAAATTGTTGAAAGAAATATGACTTATATTCCAGGATTATTTAAGTTGTTTGATGAAGGTGTTGTTAATTGTAGAGACCATGTGATTCGCATGGATGCCGCAATTAAAGCCGGGCAACCAAATTGTATTCCTGTTTCCTGTATTGACATATCTATTCAGGAAGACGGCACTATTGTTATGATTAATGATGGAAATGGCATTGATGTAGCTGAGCATCCCGAATACAAGGTCTACATTCCCGAGCTCATTTTTGGACATCTAAGAACATCTACAAATTACAACAAAGATGAAAAGAAGATTGTTGGAGGTAAGAATGGATTTGGATTCAAATTAGTGCTAATTTGGTCTACTTACGGACAAGTTGAAACAGTAGACCATGTACGCGGTCTCAAATATGTCCAAGAATTCAAGAACAATCTAGATGAAATATGTAAGCCTGTAATTACTAAATGTAAGACGAAGCCTTATACAAAGATTACATTCAAGCCAGATTATAAGCGACTTGGAATTGAAGGTTTAAGTCCAGACCTAATTGCTCTCTTGAAAAAGCGTGTTTATGATATTTCAGCGGTAACAGATAAGTCTATAAAAGTCAAGTATAATTCTGAGCTTATTCCAGTGAAGAATTTTCAGCAATATATTGACTTGTATATTGGTGATAAATCGACGTCACCTAGAGTCTATGAAGATGATGGTGAAGTTGGTAGATGGGAATATGCTGTTGCTCTTACACCAAATAATGAGTTTATTCAGGTATCGTTTGTCAATGGAATCCATACGGCAAAGGGAGGTAAACACGTCGAATATATTCTAGGACAAATCACACGAAAGTTATGCGACTTTATTGAGAAGAAGAAGAAGGTCAAGGTGAATCCAAACAGCATAAAAGAGCAACTCATTCTGTTTATAAGATGCGACATTGAAAACCCGGCATTTGATAGTCAAACCAAAGATTTTATGAATACTCCGTCATCAAAATTTGGTTCCAAGTGTGAAGTCAGTGATAAATTCATTGAAAAGGTCGCCAAAATGGGTGTCATGGATGCGGCGCTTCAAATCACAGAAGTTAAGGAAAACAAGGCGGCAAAGAAAACTGATGGTACTAAATCTAAGTCAATTCGAGGCATTCCGAAGCTGACTGATGCGAATTGGGCTGGCACTGATAAATCATCTAGCTGCGTTTTAATCTTTTGTGAGGGAGATTCAGCCAAAACTGGAGTCATTTCTGGACTGTCATCTGAAGATAGAAACGTATTTGGCGTGTATCCTTTGAAAGGCAAGGTGATGAATGTAAGAGGCGAATTACAGAAGAAGGTGTCTGAAAACAAGGAAATTGCTGAAATCAAGAAGATATTAGGTCTTGAAACTGGCAAGACATATACATCAATTGCTGACGTAAATAAATCATTGCGTTACAGCAAAGTAGTATTTATGACTGACCAGGATTTGGATGGGTCACATATTAAAGGCTTGTGTATTAATTTGTTTCAGAATGAATGGGTGTCTTTAGCACACATTCCTGGATTTATTGGATTTATGAATACTCCTATTTTGAAGGCAAAAAAAGGCCAACAAGAACTCAAGTTTTATAATGATGGTGAATACAATACTTGGAAAAATAGTGCGGCAACAGACACAAAAGGATGGCATATAAAATATTACAAGGGTTTAGGTACATCTACGAAAAACGAGTTTGTTGAGTATTTTGAGGAGAAGCGTTTTGTTGGTTTTGAGCATACACAATCAAGTGATGATGCGATTGATATGGTATTCAATAAGAAGCGAGCAGATGATAGAAAAGATTGGTTAGAAAATGTTTACGACAGAGAGAGTTATGTAGACACAAGTAAGCCAATGATTACATATGAAGAGTTTATTAATAAGGAGCTAATCCATTTCTCTAAATATGATTGTGACCGTAGCATTCCAAATCTGATGGACGGTCAAAAAATATCATTGAGAAAAATTTTGTATTCCGCTTTTAAAAAGCGACTGTCCTCAGAAATAAAGGTAGCCCAATTTTCCGGTTATGTATCTGAGCATTCTTGTTATCATCATGGTGAGGAATCTCTTAACCAGGCAATTGTAGGTATGGCACAGAATTTTGTTGGCTCCAATAATGTGAATTTACTTGTTCCATCAGGACAGTTTGGGTCGAGAATTAAGGGTGGCAAAGACGCATCATCTCCCAGATATATATTTACTTGTCTGGAGAAGATAACACGTTGTATATTTATTGAGCAAGATGATAATGTCCTTAAATATTTGTCAGATGATGGGACACCTGTTGAGCCTCAATTCTATGTGCCAATTATTCCAATGGTTCTAGTCAATGGTTCAAAGGGAATTGGTACTGGTTTTAGTACTGAAATCATGTGCTACAATCCGAAAGACATTATTCAATATCTAAAGGACAAACTTTCTTCGGCAAGTCTTATAAAAGAATTCATGCCTTATTACGAGGGCTTCAATGGCTCTATATCAAAGGTCGGAGATAGTAGATATTTATTCAAAGGTACTTATGAAAAACTTGGTCCAGATAAGATTCGTGTTACTGAGTTACCAATTGGTTTCTGGACAGAGGACTTCAAAGAGCTTTTAGAAGAACTAGAGGAAGAAGAAAAAGAAAAAGAAAATAAGGGTAATAAAGAAAAGAAAAAGAGTACACCTTATGTAAAGGAATATGATGATAAAAGTAAGGACACGAATGTAGATTTTATTATCACGTTTAACAAAGGCAAATTAGAAGAACTGGAACAATCAAAGGGTGACTATGGTTGTAATGGAGTAGAGAAGGTTTTAAAGCTATATAATACCAGCAGTACAACAAATATGAATCTGTTTAATTCTGAAGACAAGTTGACTAAATACAATGCTGTAAGTGAAATTATTGATGATTTCTTTGATACAAGATTGGAATACTATGGTAAAAGAAAGGCATATCTAATTGATGTCTTAGAAAAAGAGTTAGTTGTCTTATCAAATAAAGTCAGATACATTCAAGAAGTACTAAGTGGTAGCGTTGATTTGCGTAAGAAGAAGAAGGACGAAATCATTAAATTATTACAGAATAAGGGTTATCAGAAGATTGTAACCAGTGAATCAACTATAGATGAAGAGTACAAATATTTGGTTAGGATGCCAATGGACTCAGTGTCTGAAGAAAATGTTGAGAAACTCATGAATGAGCATAAGAGAAAACAAGCTGAATTAGCTGAAATTATTGCGACGAGTTGCCAACAAATGTGGTTAAGAGAATTGTCGGTATTGGAGCAGGAATATACCAATTACAGATTAGAGCGTGATATTGCGATTAATGGTCTAAAAACAAATAAATCGTCATCAATAGTAGTTAAGGGCAAGATTGTAAAGAAAATAGGAGGTAAGAAAGTCCAATTGGAGGAGGCTTAAATAGCTAAGTTGTATTTTAGTTATTAGTTATTAGTTATTAGTTTGTAAAATATAATAATTGGTGTTTATTATTATATTTTTTTATTTACATTTTGAAAATGTATGTAAATAGACCAACATAGGATAATAATACGCTATGTAAAATCCAATAATTCTGTTCAGGGATTGTTTCATTTATTCTTGATATATTAGATAGAATTTTTTTCGACTCTCTTGATTGCTCTGCGGTAACATTATTCAAATGCTTAAAATACATATGAATGTCGTTAATTTGTTTGTCTTTAGCATTGATATCTTGGATATATTTTTCGTAATCTATAAATCCTTGAACCATATTTGTATTAGTATTATTATTAGGAGTCCAATAGGGTCGTTTTATAATAGAATTTGTTAATAATCTAGACCTAGTCAACATTTTAATAATATTATTATAAAATAGATTGGTTTTAAATACTAATTAATTTAAAATAATTATTTTTTGTTTTTGCTATTATTTAAAATTTTCTTTTGAATATCCAATAACCGCACACGCAATCCTTTTACCAGCATTACCTGTCTTTAAACTTTCGGCATTTTCACCTTTTCCACAATCATCTTCATCTTCGTGAATAATTAAACCTCTTCCAATTATATTGGCTTTAGAACCTCTAAGTTTAATAATATTATCATAAAAAGTATATTTTGCTTCACCTTTATTATTGGTAGCAATATTACCTAAATCTCCTACGTGTCTTTCTTTCATACCAGGACATCCATGAGTATTTCCGTAAGGGTTAAAATGAGAGCACATACTTGTACATTTATCAGTTAAATCTCCGGCTTCGTGAACGTGAAATCCATGTAATGAATTTGGAATTAGTCCTTTAATATTAAGGTCTATTCTGATTTGTTTTTTATCAAAATCTTCAGTAAATTGTACAGTTCCTTTAATTGTATCATTAAAGACCGCAATAGCAGAAATTGGTTTGGACATTATATAATAATAATAACAAATAATAATTAAAAAACAAACTATAAGTAATGCTTTACTCCTTTTAACATTTCAAACGCCAGTTATTAATTGTTTAATGTTTTTTTGCGTTTTATTTCTATAATTTTTATTATTAATTGTTTTATTTTTTTTATTAAATAAATCTTTTATATTTGGAAATGGTTTATTAAATTTATCATATAATTTTTTTATTTTTTCTAAATTATATTTGCTTACTAAAATGAATGGTTTTAAAGTTTTATCATCATTTTCAACTACATAAAAATGTAGTTTCATATAATATAATATACATAATTCTCTTGATATAACATGATTTATAGGGAAACTTTCTGTTATAATTTTTTTTAATATTGATGTATTAGGCAAGCCATTTATTATTTTTAAATTGTCTTTTGATAAAGCAAACATTTTTTTAATATTATCAAACGTATATTCTCTAATATTCCCTAATTTTTTTTCGGCATATGTTGGAATATTATGTTTATCGCTTATAACTATTCGTATTGGAAATACATCTTCCAATTCTATTTTTTTTGAATTATTTATATAAATTTCTGGTTTATCTATTATATAACGAATAAAAACATCATTTTTAAATAAAGAATATGGTTCCATTGCCATACTAAAATAATGACCTTTA